TACTTGCGGCAAAGTTCGTTGTTGTCTATCACTGTGTTCATACAGTCCTCTTCAATTGGTCGGAGTACAAGGATTCGAACCTTGGACCCCCTGGTCCCAAACCAGGTGCGCTACCAGACTGCGCTACACTCCGAATTGTTTCTTTCTAATTTTCATTCCAACATAGGTGCCACAAAACGCACCCGCCATTGCAGGAATGATCAACCAGTGATTGGTCGTATAATTTATAACTGCTACACTTCCCAGCACGTAGCAGGCCACACTCCATGCACTGGCTTTTAATACTTGTTCATATTGTACACATCTTAGATAGTATGTGTAAACGATATCGAGTAAAAATAATGCAAAAAATGTTGTTATGTAATCTATCATATTATGGAGCGGGATAAGAGAATCGAACTCTTGACCGAAGATTGGAAATCTGCTGTTTTACCATTAAACTAATCCCGCATGTTGAGTAAAGCACATTTATGGCTTTTGCTAAACGCTGGTGCCCTGTCCTTGCTACTGATCCTATAGACCAGTTAAATGTACTTTATTAAAACATACTACGGCGTATTTGGCGTTGTCAAACTATTGTTCAACTGCCCGGGATGCCAAACCTGATCTGTTCACTATGTGGGATTCAAGTATGCTTTAATAAAGTGTCCAGCTACTCACACCACATGAGCCCTGAACTGAGCGGTTACTCTGTCCATAACATTTGTTCTTCTGGCATTGGCGTTATACCTCACCCTAGGCAGTTTCCAGTATCCCTTAAATGGGGACTGTGAGGTCAAGTCCTAGTGTACCCCCTGGTCTATCGTTACAGGGACGCTTTTTCATTAACGTAGAAAAAGTAAGACGGGGTCTGGTGCCGCCACGACGAGTCGAACGCCGGACCTACTGATTACAAGTCAGTTGCTCTACCAACTGAGCTATGACGGCTAAACTACATATTACTTATCGTGACATTTTGTATGTCACACTATTTGTGGTGGAGGTGACAAGGATCGAACTTGCTACATCCTGCTTGCAAAGCAGGCGCTCTCCCAAATGAGCTACACCCCCGAATACTTGGCTCCCCAGCGTGGGATCGAACCACGGACACCTTGATTAACAGTCAAGTGCAACTACCGCTGTGCTACTGGGGAATAATTCTTATGCTTGTGTACTTGCTGTGCCAGTGTCGTTGGTCACATAATTTGATTGACCGCGTGGAGCATTCTTATCACGCTGTGGAGCCTTGACCACAATTTTACTGCAAAGCTCAGCATCAATCATTGCACGTTTCCATTGGTCACGTTGCTCTTTGTTTTTGAACTTGCTGAGTGCAAGACCTGTTTTGGTTGGCTTTGACATTTTGTAAGTACTGGTTGGTTTTAACATATTTTTCCTTTTAATAAAATTGGTGCTCGCTATCCGATTCGAACGGAACTGCTTAACTCCGTATCTTCCTGGCAACGTTTTCCTTTAGTCGACTTTGGGTTACTAGTTGTGATCCAGTGTAGTTAAACTTTAGCAAGCATGATTGGCGGAAGCGGTGAGATTCGAACTCACGGACCCTTTCGGGTCGACAGTTTTCAAGACTGTTGCAATAAGCCGGACTCTGCCACGCTTCCTTATCTTGGTACGAGAGGCGGGACTCGAACCCGCATGCCTTTCGACGAGAGATTTTAAGTCTCTTGAGTATACCATTTCTCCACTCTCGCATTACTTGGCGGGCCGATAGAGACTCGAACTCCAACGAACGGTTTTGGAGACCGCTATGCTGCCATTACATCATCGACCCTGAATTGGCGGAATGACTGAGACTCGAACTCAGAAAGCGGCTTTCACCACTCGACGGATTAGCAATCCGCTCCAATACCATTATGGGACCATTCCAATTTTGGTGGGCAAGGAGAGACTCGAACTCTCAATCCTTTCGGCGCTGGCTTCTAAGACCAGAGTGTATACCATTCCACCACTTGCCCAAAATTTTCCATATAAAAACATACTCAAGTCCGCGGCACGGAAGGCACTATACCCGCAATGGTCTATGACCAGTCCTAATATGTTTTTATATGGAGACCCGTAGGAGAATCGAACTCCTCTTGCCAGGATGAAAACCTAGTGTCCTAACCGATAGACGAACGGGTCATATCAACATTTAATTTTTTAAAGAACGTGTTTACTAATTGCTCAGTATGTGACTATTATATAACCTTTGGCGTTGTATGTCAACATCTTTACACACTAAGTTTTTTATTAATGTAATTTTTGGCAAAATTTGTGTTTTCATCGAACGGTTCAAACTCGCCTTCTTTTATTTTTAAAAAATCTTCTATACTTTTGTCTGAAACAAAAAGAGTAGGATGAAAATTCATTAGTCTAAAATCATAATTGTAACTATCTGTTACAATGTTATCAGTTATCTGTTGAATTTTGTAATAATCAGTATGTTCGTTCTGCCAAATTACTGTATTGTTTGACCATTTGTTGTTGTTTAAATTATCTTCCTCTTTTAAGATAGTGTAACCATATTTTGAATAATCCAATGACATTTTAGACATTTTATTAACTGATTCTTCAATAGTAAGTTTTGGTATCTCTAATGCGTTCAGTACAAAATTTTCTCCTTGCCAATTGGATTTTAACCAAGCATAGGTATCATATATGCTTTCTTCTGTTTCATAAGGTAATCCAGCGATAAGAGAAATTGTTCCTCTGTAATATCCGTTGTTTCTAGATTTGAAGTAATTTTTAATATCAATTAATCCCTGTTTGACTTTATCAGGATGCATTCCTTTACTGATTGCCTTTGTTGACATGTGATTAAACGATTCGATACCATAGAAGTGCCCAAACATTTTCATCTTAGCCAACTCTTCCATTTCTGACTGACCTCTACTTATTGTTAGGTCAGCTCTTAAAAAACCTGTAAAAAATGGATCAAAATTTAACTTATCAACTATATCGGCAAATTTAGTTACTTTTTCTGTGCTGTCATTGAAAGTTTCATCTGAAATAAAGTATCTTGAAACGCCAAATCTATCATAAGCATCATTTAGTTGCAATTCAAAATTATCAGAATCTCGAGTCCAATCTCCTTTAACACCTAAAATTGGAAAGTTGCAAAAGTCGCAACTAAATTTACAACCTCTGCTGAATTCAACACCTACCCATTCATATGGTTTGAGAAAGTCTCTATCTTCATAAATGATGATAGGATTTTTCCAAGGAGCCGAACCAGTACTTGTAATTATTTTAGTACCTTTAATTGTTTTGCACTCAACAGGATCTCCGTTACTAAACAGATATTTTAACAGATTAATTACACTTGTTTCTGCAAAACCTGTAAACTGATAATCTATATGTTTTGTTTTTAATGGAATGTATAGTTGCGTTCCATAAATGATAATGATGTGTGGATGGTTTTCTTTTATCCAACTAGCAATATCTTCAGCTAGATCCGGCCACACGGCAAAAATAGATCCAAATGCTACAAACTTTGTACGATTGTCTATCCTTGATATCAATAATTGTTTTAATTCGTCAAATGACCAATATGTGAAAAAATCTACTACTTCAATGTTCCAGTTATTTTTTCGTAATTCTGTTGCAATACGATGTGCTCCTGGGCCGCGCCCAAGGCAATTCGGCCGGTTGATATTGAATAATATTCCGTTCATAGATGATATTTATAGACTAGATTGGCCGGCCCTGAGAGATTCGAACTCCCAACTTCCAGTTTCGAAGACTGGCACTCTATCCAATTGAGTTAAGGACCGATTGTGTGGCCCGGCTAGCAGGAATCGAACCCACATTCTAGAGGTAGAAGCTCTATGTATTATCCATTATACGATAGCCAGATATTTGGTGCTCTTACGTAGAATCGAACTACGATTCCTGTCATACCAAGACAGTGTTCTACCATTTAACTATAAGAGCTGTGGTGCCCGGGATGAGATTCGAACTCACAACTAGGTGTTTTTCCTTCTTCCTTTTGAGAGAAGTGCGTCTACCAATTTCGCCACCCGGGCATTGAGTAAGCCCCGAAGGGCTTACATTGTAGGTCCGTTACCAGACTTAAATCCTATTGATCCACCTTCTGCTTCAATACGTGCAATAACATCTTCAAACAGAATTGGAGCAAAATCAGTTTGCTCTACGCAGACGCAATGATAACGAACATCGTTTTCGTCGCTGTACAAGATCTCTCCTGTACGTACATCAACACCACGGGCCTTCTTCACACGATTTGCGTGAGTGTGTCCGTGAATGTTAGTACCAAAACGACCCATCGAATCTGAGTGTAACGGAATGTGGCTAAGTATCATACCGTTCATCACGTGATAAGCTCTAAGCTCTCTAAAGTACAAGCGATACTCGTCGTCTCTAAAGATATCGTGGTTACCACGAATTAAAACTTTGTCGCCGTTTAAGCGGCTCATGATTTTTAACGATTTACGATTGATAACAACGTCACCTAAGTGGTAAACTTTGTCAGTGGGCTTTACCCTTTCGTTCCACGCCTTGACCATTGCTTCGTCCATTTCCTCTGCGGAATCCCATGGGCGAAGTTTTGTAACACCATCGTTACGAGTAAAGCGACATACACCGGTGTGTCCGAAGTGCGTGTCGCTGACTAAAAATACACTAGGCATACATCTCTCCTTTCATTTAAAATAGTATTATAGCATAGATTGGCTAGCTAGTCAACCGACTTAAAAGTACGCCAATCGTCAATGTTGGGCTTTTCATCTGCGTCATAAGTCCAACCCAAATGCTTCATCATTCGATGCTTAACCAAAAGATTTGGACTGCGGAAACGCTCAGTGTCGCTGAAGCCCATCATGACTCCAACTTCACAAACCGCACCCGATCTGCAAATGCCAGCATAGCAATGAACGACCACATTCATGCGATTTTCCAATGCGTGTTGTAATAGTCGAACAAGCTCAGCGGCCTGCTCATGACTACAACGCATAGCTTCATCCAAGGCAAAGTCTTTTTCTTCAATGTCCAAGAACTCAAAGTTGTGACGCTCTTTGAATTGATGTTTTGCTTCAGGGCGCCAGCTGGCTGGATCCACAATGCTGATCAGCATACTGTTAGGGCCAGCATCGTGATGAAATCCTGTTGGGATATCAGCGGCTGCTACATTTTCAATCCACGGCATTACGTTCTCCTTAAAAATTGGGGTGCCTTACCGGTATCGATCCGGTACTACCGCTTTCACAGAGCAGGGTGCAGGCCACTACACTAAAGACACCATTGTTGGCACCCGGACTAGGGATCGAACCTAGGCTAACAGAGTCAAAGTCTGTTGTGCTACCATTACACAATCCGGGAATAAAAAAGAAAACTCCCAGGGGACACTATGTGAACATGTCTGAGAGCCA